GTCGAAAGTTATCGTGCATTTCCTGGATCTCACGTAAAAAATCTACCTTTAATACGTAGTCCATCGGCATTCGCCCAATCTGCTCTTGTAATCTATTCAGCTTATTTTCTTGCGCTATCACGTCGTCTGACAACTGAACCAAGCGTTGGTGAACCCTATATAAAATTTTGTTTGCGGCCCAGGACCCGCCTGTTACAGCAGAGACAACTGCCGTGAATGCAATTGCTAAGTACTCCGGACCCACAAAACTATTGCTTTTCTTTTAATTATAAGTTTAGTAATCAAATTGCAAATTGCTCTTTTTGGCTAGACCGTTAACCAACCAGACCAGTGAATCGACGCAATCATCGTGCCCACTTACACCAAAGTTGGTAAGCTCTTCAAACATAGTGTCAAAATTACGGTACTTGTTGAAGATAATCTTACGGTCTTCAAACAGGCCCATGATGCCACGGAAACGAGCCAGTTTATCCGCACGAAATCCTTTGACCGGGTGCCAGATCAAGTTAAAAAGACCATCGCCATTCAGGCAGACACGCTTGAAGTCAGCCTCTAAAGATGCTCATCGCGGCCAACAATGCACCAGTCATTGAGAAGTTCTTTTAGTTCATCCAGTTTTTCCAGGTTGCCCATGACGCGCATGCGCCGATAATCAATAATGTGAATACAATCACCAATGCGGCCACCAAGCACAAATACGGTGTAATCATTTTTCTCTTTAGTCCCAGCAGATAGATCAACCCCTACGCCAAGGGCATCAAACTCAGTTGCGATCTCCGCTTTGACCAACAGCTCTGGAGATAGGGACAGCTCGCTCTGACGAACAATCCTGTTCATGTACTGGAACGAAAAGGCAATAGGTGCCTGTCGTTTCTTTTCCTTTAAGTAATCCAGTGACCACATCTCCGGCCAATAGGATTCCTCCTCACCTGTTTTGGAATTTGCCTGGATTGCGGAAAGAACAATTTGAGTCCAGTTGTTTTGTTCGTTAAATGTAGTGGCATGAATGTCATCATGTCGGAAGCGAGTACCAAGGCAGATCGCCCGTCCACCCTCAAACATCGTGGGAGCAATAACGGCATTCCAGTTATCCTCCATCATCTTCCTGATGTCAGGGTTGGAGATATCTGCTGCACTCTTGGTAGGGTCATCAATACAGATGAGGTGACTACGCTTGGAGGTCACCGAACCTTTCAGGCCTGCTGCGCACAAAGTAAATTGTTCATCACCGGTAACATCAATGCCGGCAAATTTGTGATCAATAGACCAGTACTCATTGCTGGTTACGTTCTTGAGAAGTTTGACTGTTGGAAAAACTTCTTGATAGCGTTTGCTATCAATGATTCGTTTGATGGTTGCAGACTTAGAGCGTGCGATATCAACTGTGTAGGAAAGATAAAGAATCTGTAGAGGCTTCTTGGCTGTCGTGTGCACACCAATTGCCCATGCAGTAAACAAGCCCAGGACTGTACTCTTGGCACTACCCCTAGGGGCAAGTAAATCAATGTTGGGGCCAGCAATGCCGACCAAACAGCTACTATCTTGACCCGTAACAAAGTGACGATGCCACTGTTTGTGGTGAGGGGCTGGAGCTTTATCTGCTACGTAGTCACAGAAGAACCCAAAATCTTCACGGGCTCTTTGTAATAGTTCTTCGTTCTTATGCTTACGTACCTTGTGATTCTTAACTGCAGCTTGAGCGTTACGTCGATAAGCTAAGTGAAGATGAGAAGGCACAGCATTAACTGGTTAGTAACTAAATACTAACCTACTTTTTAGATTTACGTTTTTGCTCTTGGTACTTACTCGCCTTATCCAGAGCTGCTTTACGTTTTTCCTTATCATTCATCTCGGTGCCGTCTTCGTTCTTGGCTTCTTTTTTCTTTAGGTGTGCCAGAAACTGAGGCGGTACTTTACTTTTGCTCATGTCAATTAAAACGAACGGGTAGAACGACCTGCGCCCATATCAATGCCACTGCGCTCCATGGTGGGACGTACGTCACGAGAAGGCTGGCTGGGGCCCTGTGACGCGTTGCGGCTCGGAAAGGCATCTTCGGGTGAACGCGACTGTTCGCCCCTGTAGGGAGGCGTTGAGCCCGCGATTGGAATAGAACGTCTACCGGCGCCCATATCATGTATTGCTTTTGTTTAGTTTAATGCATTTATTCGTCTAGTTGCATCTTTGCCCATACACTCATCGATGCCTCAAGCAAAGGTGCTTCGATGGGATCATCTTTGAAGATGCACATGAGTTCACGAATGGCGCGGTCTGCACCGGCCATCAACAAACCCTTCCTGTCTCGTGTAGAGGTAAAAGTATCAATCTGTGCAATTGTGCCACGTAGCTCTTTTTGCATCGTTGCAATTCGTGCAACACCTGCATCACGTTTAATTTGAAAGGTTTCAATATCTTCCCTGAGTTTACGAATGTCTTCCAACATTTCGTCAATTTCAGTAAGAAGAATCTTGCGGTGATCAGGCTTTGGGTAGTTACACGAAACCCAGGCATCGCAGGACGCAATCGACCCGCAATAACCAAGGAAACGAGAATATAGATAACACTCAATAACGGAGTAGTTATTTTGAGCAAAAGAGATGAATGATTCCTGGGTTGACGAATCGAGATTATCGACCCAGGCTTCAAATAGCTCAGAATCTATAACCGCGTTGCGATTGTTGGTAATCGCGCTCTTCGTCTTTTTGTTTGAAGAGTTGAGCCTGCTCTGCTCCAGCGCGTGTTTCTTCTGCCCCTTTTCCGATTGTTGCACGTTCTTCAGCTCCTTTGTACTTGGCGGCTTTCTCGCCAAATTCAGCACCAAGTTCTAAAGTAGCACGTGCTTCATCTTGACCGGTGCCATAGAAACGGTCTGCAGCTTCTTTTTTCAGACGTGATTTTGTATCAGCGTCCAAAGAAGAGTCGGAGTCAATGTCAGAGACACGACTCTGGTACTCACCGCGATTACGTTGGTAGTCATACGCTGCACCCGCAGCATCGCGGTAAGATTGCAGCCGTTCTTCGTCGGTCATTGAAAATAAATCAGAAGTTGCTCAGCATGCCAGCCAGGCCACCAGTCATGATGTCACGACGGCCTTCAACGGACTTTTGACGCTGTTGCTTCATTTTAGAAGATTCCAGCTTGCCGAGCAGGCCTTCGAATTCGTCCATATTAAAACTTGACGGAGTGTATTCGCTTTCGAAAGCAGCTTTACGAAGACCCTTATAGGTCTCTTCGTCCATTTTGCCTTTGCCGGTTGAATATTCAGTATCCAGGTCTGTAAGGACATCTTGAAGCGTGCGATTAGACACGGTGCCATCTACTGTTTTAGTGCCGTACTTGCTGTAGGACATTGATGAAACGGTTGTTTAATAACTAAACAAATTATAACAAGACCAATTGTTACCAGAAACCAGAAACAAGGTTGCCATAGATTCCGGTCTTGGATGAAATTTCAGCAACCTCTTTGGCGCTTCCCCTTTTGATTTTTTGAATATCAGAATCAATTTAGCAAATTCATCCCGCTGACGCATCTTTTGTTGCATCTGCTCAATTTCGCCTACACTACCAGTAAACTTGTCTGGCATTGCACCAAACTTAAGTCCGACTGTTTTTTGAGTCTCAGCGTCAAGTGTCGGGGAAAATTGCGAGCCGGTAGAAATTGTGTACTCTCCTGTACTCTTTTGCCAGTCAGGTGCACCTTCCACGCCCTTAACGGTTTCCTTTTTACTGGGGCCGTAGTAAATGCGGTGGTAATTTTCTAGATAGCTACCACCAACTTTTTCTTTATATTCATCGCTGCTCTTAAGGGAGTCTGCGATTGCATTGACATCAAGCTTACCGCCTGACTTGGAAATTTCACCGATGCGTGTTTTTAATTCTTGATCAGATGCTTTGCGTCCCAGGAGATCTTGGAACGCACGTTGAACAAGTGTTTCCCTTTGCTCGGGTTCGCGTTCTAAACTAGTTTGCTCAATTTCTCTGAGATAACTGGCAACATTATCGGGATCCATCCCGTATTGTTGTTGATAATCTCCAATTTGCTGCAGCGCTTTTTCTTTAGTAACAGAACCACTAGCAAGCTGTTTTTTTAAAACAGAGTAGTAAGGATCTAGGTTGCGTACACCAGAACTTTTTAAAAGTGATTTGCGAGTAGCTTCTGCTTGCTCTGCAGCGTCTTTTTTCTGACGCGCCGTTTCAATATCTGTTGCTAGCTGGGCATAATAAGCGCGTTGTTCAGCGCTCTCCTTAGGAGCTTCTACGTTTATGGATTTGCCACCACCCATTTTTCTAATTCCTTTTATTGTATTTTAAGCAGTCTGCATCCAAGCAGGATTAGTGTAACGAGAAGAAGTAAATGCTGGCGCACCAAACATTACATCTGTTACAGCGCGGCGATCTGCTGTAACACGAGCAATGGCATCTGCGCGGTCACGTGCACTTACTTTCAGTGCTTCAGGAGAAAGGCTGTCGCGTAATTGACGCTTTCTTTCTTGAGATGCTAGAAATTGCTCTTGCGGTTCAAAGAACAAATTCCCATAATCACGAGCACGTTTTTGGCGTTCGTATTCGTATTCAGGAGCAACTGTTGTATTAAACAACCCCTGCTGGCCTTGACGAAAAGCACCTTGCATGGCCATATTTGCCTGCATGGTTGCAATAGCAGCAGCTGTTTGGTTTCTATTGGCTTCTGCTTTGCCTCCAGAAAGGCCACTGAATATGCTGCTGCCAAGCGTTGCTGCTGCCATCCATGGAAATGCCATACCCTTACTTTTCCCTTTGGTAAACGGATTGTTTTCTAGAACAGACGAACTAGATTTAAATACATCCTGAGCTACAGGTGTTGTATCGTACCCGAAAGTATTTGTGTCCCAGATCATCTTATTATTCTACCTTATTTAAAAATACTTTTGGCCAACAACAGGAGCAGGTACGCCAACAGCTTGGCGTCCAGCAAGGTAAGCATTACCAACATTGGCAATACCCTGACCTACATAGTCATAAGGTAAGCGCCCGCCACCAAAAGCTGAGTAGGCAGCTTTACCTAGATTGGAAATAATATCGTTGGTCATACGATATTTCATTTGCTGCTCACCACGGGCTTTATCAAGAGCCAGTTGTTGTTCAATGATTTTTTGACGGGCCTCAGGAGTATTTTGTTCAATTGCCCAATCAACCAACCGTTCCCCAGCAGGATCTGCAGATTTAAACATTTCAATTGCCCTTGGCTTGTCTGATTCAGAAAGTGACTGATACTCAGGTGAGCTCAGAAAAGCAAAAGGTGTTAAATACTTTTGTGCAATGTTAGCCACTGTTATAACCTCCTATCAGCCCAGGGGGCCGCGAATGCCACCGGTCTGCAGCACGGAAGCTTGGTAAGGATTAGATGTCAGCATCTGCGAGGTAAGTTGGCCTCCGATATTCATTGCACTACCAGCAAGTTGCATGCCGCCCAGGTTGCGCTGGAGCTGTGCAGTTAACCCTGCCAGTTGCTGATTCATTTGCATCTGACGGCCCACATCACGATCCTTCATTTTATTCGTAATTTGGAAGCTGGCCTTAGCAGCTTCTGCTGGCATGTTCACGCCAAGTTCTTTATACATGCGCAACATATTAACCTCTTGCTGACTCATGCCACCAAGGCCAGCTTCTTTACCTGTACCAGCAGCAGTGCCAGCCTCTCGTTGGGCACCAGCGATTGCGTTAGCTGCATCACCCACAGCGTTTTGCGTGCCACCAATTAACTGGTTGCCGAGTGCGCCAACACCAGAACCAAGTTGTGCACCAACGCTAGAGCCAAAGAGGCTACCACCTGCATACAG